GGTCAAGTCAGCCATACGCTCGGTAGACTGTCTTAATAGTTATTACGAGATAGGCGAGAAGTACATCCGATCTAGAGATGGCAGGATTACTTATGTCTTCTCTGGTCTTCGCAGGAACCTGGATAGCATCAAGTCTAAGGCTCGCATTCTCTTATGCTGGGTAGACGAGGCAGAGACTGTTACCGAGACAGCATGGCAGAAGCTTATCCCTACAGTACGAGAGGACGACTCCGAAATATGGGTGACATGGAACCCGGAGTCTAAACAGTCCGCGACTCACAACCGTTTCAGGGTCAATGAGCCAGACCAGTGCAAGATCGTCGAGATGAATTGGCGTGACAACCCGTGGTTTCCTGATGTACTCGAACAAGAGCGACAGGAAGACTTTAAGAAACGCCCCGACGTTTATGAGCATATATGGGAAGGTGACTTCAGGATCTTCTCAGAGGGCGCCTACTACACGCAAGAGATGGCTAATGCGTTACACGAGGGGAGAATAGATCGCGTCCCCTACGAGCGCTCAGTCGGCGTGGTGACAGCCTGGGACTTAGGTGTTGGCGATTCCACTGCCATCTGGTTTGCGCAGTTTGTCGGTCCAGAGGTGAGGCTCATTGATTACTACGAAAACGCCGGAGTGGGATTAGATCACTACGCGCGTATCCTGCAGGAAAAGGGCTACATCTACGAGCAGCACATCCTGCCGCATGACGTCCGAGTACGAGAGCTAGGCAGCGGCCGGTCACGGTTAGAGGTGCTGGATAACCTTCGGGTAACGCCTGTTCAAATCGCTCCGCAGTTGAACGTGGACGACGGCATCCAAGCCGTTAGGTCTATGCTCGATCTTTGTTGGTTCGATAAGGACAAGTGCGAGAAGGGCATCGACTGCCTGAGACAGTACCGCCGGCAGTATAACGAGACCATGCAGGTTTGGGCTGAGAGGCCGTTACATGACTGGACATCACACTGCGCGGACGCATTCAGATACCTTGCCATCGGGTACAGGAAGACCTCAGATTGGGGCGAACCTATACGACGTAACCTAAAGGGCATTGTCTGATATAATTGGCCCTTCACACTGGAGGCTTTATGGCAATCGGCGCACGCCTACGCGGTATTCTTGATGAGTTATTTAGTTCGGCTGACTCCACGGATGAGCTGATTAACGAGCTTTACTATGATCGTGGATACCCAGAGTCGGTTGCAGAGCGCATTGCTTACGGTGAGTTAGATATGCGGCCGGGCGCGATTGCAGAGCGTCGTCAAGACTTTGCTCCGAACATGGAGACCTTTTATCACGGCGGAGCGCCAAACATTGGTGATTTCGGCGGTAAAAATGAAAGAGGCTTCGATCGAGACCCCGCGTTCGTAAGCGACTCCCCAATGCTTGCTAATACTTATGTTACGCAGCCCGGAGCCGGAACATCAGCCCGTCAAGGGCAAATTTACCCCTTAGCGGTAGACACTAGAGACTTTATGTATACGTCTGCTCGCGGGCAAAATTGGGAAGATATGCGGGGTCTGAATGTCTACGACCCCAATCAAGATCGTTATGTGGTTACTGAAGGCCGACCGCAGTACTCAAGTGATGCTTTTGACTACACACCTCTGCAAGAAGGAACGGAAAGCTTCTACACAGATGCATTGGCTAAATTAGCTGCAAGCGAAGGCGCCCCCGGTATTATCATCGATGATGTGGTTGATATCGGTCCTAACTTCAGAGCTGCAAAAAAGGCGTATCGTGGCAACGCTGATCTATTCCAAGACTTTTTAAATTTAGAGCGCGGCAACAAAGTCATGGCTGTTAACGACCCGTCTCGAATTAGGTCATTATACGGAGCCGCATTCGACCCTGAATACAAAGGATCTAACATATTAGGTGGTACAGCAGCAGGGGCTTTAGGTTTAACGGCATTAATGGCGCCAGAAGAGGCAGAGGCTAAGACACCGGAGTTTTTAGCGAGCCTTCCACAGTTAGAGCCATATGAACCCGGAATGGTGGAGAGCGCTGTACAGAACGTGGCCGACTTCCTCAAGGACATTGGTGCTACTGAGTCTGACTACACTGCCAACCAGATGGCGTCTAGCTTGTCTAACTTGGCTGACTTCACGCCGATTGTAGGTGATGTAAAGGGTTTTGCTGAGGCTCGTGATGCCTTTGAGCAAGGTAATTACGGTGAGGCAGCGCTGCTCGGTGGTTTAGGTCTGTTAGGGGCGATACCAGTAGGCGGTGACATAGCGGCCGCAGCTTTGAAGGGCGCGGCAGGCGTTCCAGCAAGAATTATGACGCCTAATGTAGAAAAGGCTCTCGATAAGACGCCAGAATTAGAGGGCTTACTCCCTTATGTAACTGAGGCCGAGGCAGCAAGAATTACACCGAGAACCGCAGATAAGGCGGTAGCCGCTTTTAAAGCTATCAACCCTGATGAGTTGCGTGGTGCAGCCGTAGAGGGCGCTCCAAAGCTTGGTTGGTATCAGGCGTCATCAGAAGCAATCAACAGCATTTTTGAGGGTGATGCTCAGAGATTTTCTGCGCTTTTAGCCGCTCTGAGTCCACAGACGTCTGTTGAAAGCAATCTGATAAATACAGTCAATACCTTTGCTAATTGGGAAAAAGCAGGAAGGCCGCAAGACCCCAATGTGATTTTAGAAATCATGGGGCAGAGCGTACAAGGCAATAAGGGTATAGATAGCGTTCTTGGTGCATGGCGTAATAATGCTATTAGGGCTTTGACGGCGCCAGCTAACCCAGAAACAGGTTTAATTGAATTAAGTGGGCCTAAAGTGTTTGAGTTTAGTCAGGCGATACAAGGCGACTTAAATAGATTCACTAATGACGCTTGGCAGGCTAATATCACTGGTGTTCCGCAAAGTGAATTCAGTAGTGCTGGCGGAAATATTTTGCCGGGGTATTCGCCAGGCTACATAGGCGCAAGCGCTCGCGGTAGACAGGTTGCAGAAGATATGTCCCTTCGCTTAGGTGTTGATATAATGCCAAGCGAGGTGCAAGAAACCGGTTGGTCTTTTGGTAAGGCGCTCTATGAGCAAGCTACTGAAATGCAGAAAACCGACCCAACAATGACAGCGAAACGTATTCTGCAAGAGGGTCTACTTGACCCGCAAAGGATTGCAGACGTACCTGATTTTGCGTCATTATTCACTATGCCCGAATATGGGCAACCTTTAAGGGAGATAGGTTATGGATCGCTTATCGATGAAGCCGCAAGGACTTCTTCAGGCTTCGGCAACAGGGATCTCAGCGCTGCCGCAAGCCCAGAGGGTGCGCTCAACGTCGCCAGACGGCTCGACCAACTTCGAGGGTATAGAAACTTCGTATCTGACAGCAAACCTTTCCGACCTCGATTTACAGCTTCTGGACAAGCTAGTAGCGGACGGCAAGGATTTCAGCAACCTTACGGAGCGCCAAGTAGTAAATCTGTTTCTTTAGATTTCGGGGCAAAAGGCCGCGAGGTAGCGCCTAACCCAGAATACGCACGAAAAACCGGCGTCAATACAACTGTATATCAGCTGAATAAAAGCCCGTCTGACCGTAAAGCATTTGTTGAAACCATGCGTCAAGCGCAAGAAAGTCGCGGTGCGATTGGCCGATCTGTTGATGTATATGATCCAAAGGATTACCAGGGCTACAAATTGTTTTCTACGCAAGATGGCGCCGGTGGTTTTGCTATCTCCCCGTCAGGCGAGCTTTCGTCTGTTGTTTCAATGCAGGGCGCTGGATTAAAAGGCTTTTCTGATACCGCAATTAGCGCTGGCGTAGCCAATGGCGCTAGATGGCTAAATGCTTTCGACACCGTCCTGCCCAATAAATATGGGCGTTTCGGATTTAAGCCTATTGCGCGATTGAAGTTTGATGAAGGTTTCGCCCGGTCTGATTGGGGTGACAAAGCGGTTGATGAGTTTATGGAAAACACGTCAGCTTTCAATAACGGTAAGCCAGATTTGGTGTTCATGGTTTATGACCCAACTTTTGAGGGTGTTGTAGGTAACAGTGTTGGCGGGCAATTAGTAGATGATTACGACAAAGCGGTTGACTTAGTGGAGCGCGAAATCGAAAGGTTAAGCAAGAAAGAGCGCTGAGGTATAATATGGCTACACCACGCAAAGGAAAGGCACGAGTAAAGACCACGGCATCTGGTAAAAAGGTCTCATACGGCCAGAAGGGCGCTAAGGTTAAACCAGGGACAAGCAAGGGCGACTCGTACTGCGCGCGCTCATTGGGGATCAAGAAGCGGCTCTCGAAGAGCAAGCAGAACGATCCCAACACCCCTAACAACCTGTCGAGAAAGCGCTGGAAGTGTTCCGGTGCTAAATCGAGGAGAAGCTGATGGGCATGGGCGTGAAGCATTACTTGAGGGATGGCAAAGAGCATAAGGGCGGGTTCCACAAAATGCCTGACGGGTCATTGCACTCCGGCAAGACGCACACACGCTCCAGTAAGCCGCTGTTTCATTACGGTGAGTTAACGCAAAAAGCAAAGCGCAAGGCGCGAGAGGGGTGGAAATAATGCCGTATGGGAAAGGAAAGAAAAAATCTTTGCCGAAGCGTGGTCAGCGCGCAGCGACCAACAAAAAGCGCAAGATGAGGAAGTAGTCATGCCAAGTAAGCGAGGACTTTATGCAAACATTCATGCAAAGCGTAAGAGAATTAAAGCAGGCTCTGGCGAAAAAATGCGAAAGGCTGGCGAGAAAGGCGCGCCTACTGCTAAAGCGTTTAAAGCAGCGGCTAAAACGGCTAAGAAGCGGAAACCAGGTAGGAAGCGACCGTAATGGCCCTAACGACTTACACTGAACTGAAGAGCGACATCGCTGACTTCTTGAATCGGGATGACCTGACGTCAGTGATTCCCACGTTCATCGCTCTTGCAGAGGCGCAGATCAACCGCGATATACGTCACTGGAAGATGGAGAAGCGCGCCACAGCAGAAGTGGACACAGAATACTCCAAGCTTCCTACTGACTGGCTGGAGACGATTCAGGCGCACCTCACCGGCGGTGGAACGTATCCGTTGAACCTTGCGTCACGCGATGCCATTGCAGACAAGCGCATGGCTAGTGATGACACAAGCGGCCGGCCGCGGTTTTACTCGCACGCTGACTCATCCATAGAGTTGTTCCCGACGCCTGACACGGCGTACACGCTAGAACTGCTTTACTATGGTAAAATTGACGCACTGAGCGACAGTAACGCCGACAACTGGCTCTTGCTGGATGCACCCGATATCTACTTGTATGGCGCGTTGATACATTCGGCGCCCTATTTACAAGAAGATGGACGAGCAGCCACATGGGCGCAGTTATATGGCGCGGCTGTGCAGAAGTTAAACGACGCATCGGAGCGCTCTCGCATGAGCGGTTCGGGCTTGACACTGAAAGTACGTGGTCTGGGAGGATCACAAAGGAGACAAACTCGATGAGCTTTTCTAACTACCTCGAAGATAAGGTACTCAACCACGTATTTGGTGGCACTGCGTACACTGCGCCTTCAACTCTTTACGTTGCACTGTTTACTGCGGCCCCTGGTGAAGCCGGCGGCGGTACTGAAGTATCTGGCAACGGCTACGCACGACAGTCTGTTGCGATGTCTGTATCCGGTACAGCGCCTACAGAAGCCGATAACGACGCGGCGATTGAGTTCCCTACCGCTACAGGTAACCAAGGAACAATCTCGCACGCCGGTGTATTTGACGCCTCTACAGGTGGCAACTTGTTGGCTTATGCTGAACTAACTGACCCTGCGGACTTTTCTACCGCGCTGCCCAAGACAATCACCACCGGTGACATCTTCCGTATTGCTGCGGGCAACCTGAAAATCCGTCTCGACTAATTAAGGTAACTACTGATGGCTACAATCACCACGCGCTCTGGAAAGGGATCGGCGCTTACTCATACTGAGCTAGATAACAACTTCTCCAACCTTAACAGCGACAAGGTCGAGGCGTCTGGTGACACCATCACAGGTAACCTGAACTTCCAAGACAACGCCAAGGCCCAGTTTGGTACTACTAACGACCTACAGATCTATCATGATGGCACACGTTCTTATATTGATGAAAATGGCACTGGCGATTTATGGTTGCGCGCCGAAAATTTATTCCTGCGTGATATCGGAAATAAAAATTACCTTAAAGGAACTTCGGACGCTCAGGTAGAGCTTTTTTACAACGGCGTAACTAAACTAACAACCACCTCCACAGGCATCGACGTAACGGGTACTGTGACGGCTGATGGTTTGACTGTTGATGGGGCAACTGATGGAACTGCCGTAGCGTTATTTCGAGCAGACAATAACGGCGTAACAA